CTCCAACGAACATAAACTGTATCAGTTCTAGTTGTCCAGCTAACAATAATTTTTGTTCTGGCAATACCAGTATTTTCGTAAATTACTTCTTCAGCCGTAACATTAGATGGAGCAGCAGGAGCTATATCTAAATTAGTAATATCTCTCTGAACAAGAGCTAATCCACTTTCAATGTGATTATATTTGCTGGCATTATATGAACTCGCAGTAATTACATATTTAGTTCTGTCTTGTTCTGAAACTTCTAATACTCTCCATGTAGAAGTAAGAATATCACCTGTCTCATACACCCAAACACTATTAGGATTTGGTGCTGTAGAAAAATGCTGTCCTAAACTAAATACATTATTTGTAAGACCAGAAACAGTTACCTGTTCATAACTGCCATCAGGTAACACACAACTTAAAGTAGAACCAATCTGCATACTTAATCCTGTCACATCATCTGCTGTAACAGTGTTTGTAGTAGCTGATTTAATACGACCTAATCTTCTTTCTCCACTTCTAACGGGATCAGCAATTTCAATAATTTGCCCTGGTCGAACAACAACACCAGCATCAACAGAAGTAGAAAATGTTACAACTTCACGTTCCACATTGCTCATATATAGCAACCACTTAGCTAATCTCTTAGCTTGACCTCTTGAAGTACAGGCAAAAGCATCTATTGTCTTTATGACCGATCCATAACGTGCTTGGTTTGCAGTATCTATTTCCTGTTCATAATTTATATCTCTTAATTCAAGATCTAAATATTTAGCAATAACAACAGTAGGTCTTGTCTTTTGACTTGAGTTTGAATATGTAAAACCAGGTTCTAAGACGTTTGCTAAACCAAAACAATAACTAGGATCTTTCGGTGAATCTTGAGTTATGGTCAAACTACCAGCTTGGTAATATGGCATTGCTCTAAAAATAGAACACATCTGATTAATTACGTTATAAGCTTCTCGTTGATTTCCTATTGAGATATTACAACTAAATCTAGGTTCTACTGAACCTGTGCCTGTTCCATCATCTATTAATGTACTTGCATATTGGCTGGCAGCAAAGAAACTAAATTTATCTAAATCTGCTTCAACTAAATGATCCCCTAACCCGTACCTGGAGCTAGTGAGTAAATCGTATAAGCACCACGCAGGATCGCTTGTATATTGTGCAGCACCTAATGTACCATTAAATGTTCCTGTATATGCCAAACTACCGTCTGCTCGAACTGTAGCGTTATGTGGAATCTTTACTTTCAATCCTTTTACTAAATATTTTCTACTTGGTATTGAAGAAAATTGTTCAGCATCTACTTTCAATCCAACTAAAGCTGAATTTGGGTAAGTTAATTTATCATATTTTATTTCTACATAAGTATTAAATTGAAAAGCGTTTGCAAGTTTACTTGAACCACTGTCAGGAGTTATACGAGTTACTTTTATATTGACAGGAAAGTTACCGCTAAGATTTATTAAATAATCTCTTATGTAGGTATCAGGAGTTCTACCAGCTATTGTTCCTTTATTACCAGAAATAACAGTTTGATATGATCCTCCTTGATATTGAACTGCTATTGCCAATTCAACTGAAGTTCCGAAAATATCTCCTTCATCAGTAAATCTTTGTAAAACAGGAACAGTTATTTGTACTGAAACAGCATCAACATTTGAATCTGTAATAGTTACAACACCTGGAGTTGATTGTGCTATTACTGAAAATCCTGTTGTTTTAGTAACAGAAATATCTCTTGTGATTGGAATTGTAGTTTGACTTGATGTTCCAGTTCTTACTTCAAAGCTGACATCTTTAAAATTAAACGATCCATCAGATGCCTGTAATGGTGTGTTATTTAAAAATATTGATTTACCACCATCAACCAAACCACCTATCTCTCCTTCACCGATAAGATCTAAAACTCTTGCAAAACTTTTTGAATCTAAATTATCTTTTGCTTCTGTGGGTGCTCTATCACCACCCATTCCAAACTTTCCACCACCTCCACCTGAACCAATAAGTTTACTCATACTTCCACCTGTTCATTTTCGATTCCTGCTGAAACAACAATAGAACCTGTAAGCACCGTTCCATAGATAACAGGAACAGCTACTCCTGCTCTTGATGTATTTTGAATACCGCTAAAATTAAATGATCTTCTAGGATCTTGGTCATTTTCAGGCACAGTCTCGACAGGAGTAAGCATCTGAGATAATCCTGTCAAAGCTAAAGCAATACCTAGATTTCCTGCTGCTGCTGCTAATGCAGCCCCACCAGTAGTTCCAAACATAAAAGGACTTGTTCCTGCTCCTAGACCTAACCCTGCACCTCCTGATGCTATTCCTATTCCTATTAAAACTGAACCTATAATAAAGTTTCTTAATCCTCTACTTCCTGCTCCTCCTATTACAGGTATTATTTTTATCTCTTCTAAACCACTAGGATAAGTCAGTTCTTCTTCAGTTAGTTCCCAATTTCCTACAGAAACTTTGTAATATCTATCTGCAAGATGTTTTTCTAATTGAGGGAAATTTACTAATAAAAACCTCATGGCCTGTGCAGCACTAGAAACTTCAGCTTCAAAAGTCTTTTGACCTAGAAACTTTGCAAGTTCTCCGTATAGCTTAATTTTTCGTAGCATAACGAATCCTTTTACCTGTGCATTTTAGCAACCATTCATCTAATAAATCACGACTTGATAATCTATTTTGCAAATGATGTAGAACGGTCTGCTCTCCTAAGTAAACACCAATATGATTTAAACCGCTACTATTAATAGACATTAATAACAAATCTCCTTTTTCTAAATCCTCTTCCTGTGTTAATTCTCTAAAACCTGTCTCTTCATAACATCCATTAAACATTGGATTTTTAACAAATTCTTCTGGATCGTCTGGTCTTTCCCAATCTCTTAATTTTATACCAAGTTCCTCGTCATACCAATCTCTGCATAAACTCCAACAATCGTTAACACCCCATACCCATGTTCTACCAATTAAAGGTGCTTTATAACCACAAGGTTCAAATGATTCCCATACCTTTAAATTAGGTTGTACGATCCACCATTTTAAACCTGATTTCTCACAGGAAACTTTATCTGCTTCACTAGGTTTTGGACTTGTTACAGGATGACTATGAACAACAGCAGTAATTTCACCTTTATCTTCAGTTTCAGCATAATCATCTGGACATAAAATAAATTGATCTTTTGGATTTACTGCTTTATTACGACAAGGAACATATTTTTCCTTACCTTTTATAACTACTAATAGACCGCAAGATTCTCTTGGATCTTCTTCGATAGCGTGTTGTAAAGCATCATCTTGCCAAGTCATGCAAAAAACGATCCAACTCCAGGAAAATCTGCTGGTAAAACTTGTCTTTTTGGTAAACGAACACCATCAAGATCAAAACTAGCTGCTAATTCAAATTCAACTAAACTTCTATTTTCAGATACTTTCCTATCAATAAAATAAATCTCATCAGGAAAAGTAGCTGTAGGATCTGGACTACCAAAAGGATTAGCACCAGACTCTAAATCAATTACACTATTATCTTCTTGAAGAATAAAAAAACCAGTTTCAAGTAAAATATCACCACCTGAAAAGTTTGCATCATCAATAAATCTTCTTAAAGTTCTTCTTCTTGTTACTTTTGCTCCTTCTAATCCTTGAGGTAAAGTAAGAATTATTGTTGTAAAAGTTCCAAATATATTACTTATTCTTAATCGTGGTCTGGGTAAAGTTTTTGATTTAAACTCAAAGCCTGAAGCTTCTATTGGCATCTTTTCATACTGAATATTATTAAATAAAATAGCGGTATTATTATTATCATTTACACCATTATGAAAATAATATTTAGTATTTGACCCATGAATAGCAGTAATAAGTTCAAGCTCAAAAAGCTCAATAATATTACTGGGAGCTATTTTTTGTAGTTCTGAAACAGGTACAGCCATTAGGGTTCAAATACTTGGCTAAAGGTAACTGTTATAATATTTCTACCAGGTTGAAATAGCTGTTTATTGTAGGGAGTAGCAATCCATTTAAAAGTAAGAGCAGAATCAGGAGGCGACCAATCAAATGATTCAGCATCATCGGCTCTTGCATTTAAAAATGTCTCTACTTCTAATGTATCTTCTTCATCTAAATTAAAAGTTAGATTCCATATTTGAGGATTTTGATTTAAACCAAAAGAAATTCTATGTTGGTAGCCATCATTGAAAGCTGTAACCCTTGTTTGAGGATTAATTCTTTTTGTTGCAGGAAATATTGGGTTGTAATTAGGAAAAGTAGCCATTAGCGTTGTAAAGCAAGAAGTCCACCAGGTCTTGATTCTTTAATCAGTTCTGCTTGAACAGCAGCACCAATCAAACGACCTAACTGCTCAGAATCAGATTCATCACCTTCAACTGAACTACCAGAAGCATCTACATTTACAGTAACACTTGTATTACCACCACCACCTAATTTATCATTTGGAATTACATTACCCGATCTACTAGGAACAAAAAGTTCTGGTCCTTTTTCTCCTACAAGGAAAGATTTACCTCCTGCTGCCCTACCTCCTTCAGCTAACTTACCCCCAGTAAGGAATCCTAATATACCGCCTCCTTTTGGACCACTCGATCCAAGGATATCTCCAAATAATCCTTGATTGAGAGCTACATCTAAAAACTTATCAGCAACATTATTAAGAAGATCAGACAAGGTAGATGTTCCTTTAATTAAACCTTTAATACCTTCTTTAATATCATTTCCGATAGTTGTACTTATTTGGTTAAATGCACTTTCGATTTCAAGTGCTAAATCTCTTTCATCCCTTAATAGATTTAATTTCTTCAATTTTCTTCGTATTTCATCCTCGTCTTTTATTTCTCCCAACTCTTTCATACTTATTATTTGTTTTTCTATATCTAAATCTTCATTACTTAAGTTTTTATTATTTTCTAGTAAGTTTATTTCTGCTTCTATATCTTTCAATCTAGCTTTTTGAACACTAGCCCTTATTTTGTCGAGAGCAGCTTGATTGTCTTTTATATTTGCTAATTTCTGTGCGTTTTCTACGTCCTTTTTGGCTTGGTCTAAAGTAACACCTGGATTGGCCTTTATTAATTCCTTTTGCTCTTTACTTCGTGTAAAGAATCCTCCCTCTAAAGCCTCCACTAATTTACGAGCTTTCACAACTCCTGGGTCATCAGATACTTCTGCTTGTCTTTGTAGGTTTGCAGAAGTTAGACGATTTGTTAGAAATTGCCCAATGCCTGAACCCCCAAATGCTTCTGCAAAAGCAGCTTGCATTTGAGTCATAGCCCTAGAAAATTGATTTGATAATTCTGAAGTTGCTTTTCCAAAATTTTCAAGAGCCGTAACTCCTTTTTGTCCTACTAAATTTATCATTTTCTGACGAGCAGCTTCAAATACAGCTTCTTCACTGCCTAGTTTCTTTAAAGTGTTAAAGTTTTTTTCAAATTCAGTGCCAGTTATTCCTAATGCAGATACTAAAGCATCTACATCCTTAGTTGCTTCATTTAAAGCTGATCCAAGTTTAGCTACTCCATCTACAGCATTACTTATAGATTGAACTGCTGCTGTAGCTGCAATACCTCCTGCAAAACCACCCATCTGTCCAAACGCTCCGCCGATACCGCCACCTAAAGCTCCTGCTGCTGCGGTTACTGGACCTTGCCCAAATAACAGAGGAAAACCACCACTTATTAATGCACTCTGTCTGTCAAATCTTCTCAACAAGTTTTGAGGCTTGAACTTTCCTGATCCTGCTGGTCCTGTTAATAGTTCTCCTCTTCGACCAAAATTAAGGCCCATACTTGTTGGTCCTACTGCTGGACCTTGAACTGGTGGTAAAGCTGGACCTTGCATACCAGCCTTTAAAGTTGCA